CCTTGTGACTTCGGTCGTCCTATCCTTTCACAGGGTTGCCTTGACTAGAATGTGGTTGTCCAACTCATTTCTCGGAGACTTGCCCGAGTGGCTAGCTGTTGCGCCCCAGTTTGGGGTCCAAAGCTTGACCACCTGGGACAGGTTCTTGGAGTGGATGGGGGTGATTATTATCGCCGAGGACGTCTCCTACGTGAAGGATCCGACATGGTGGGTCTTTGGCAGCTGCTTCATGGCAGTTTGTGTCGGTAGCGTGTTCGTGGCGGTTGTTTGGTCTAGTGGCCGGCACCTTCACGAGATTTACTACGGGCGCGCCATCGACTTGCCCGACGTCGCTGACGAGGTCAACCGCATTGCGCAGGAGCAAGGGATCGATCCCGAGCTTCTAGCAGCTGTGGTCGGTTCCATTTCCAACCTTCCTAGAGATGCCAACACCGGCAGCATGTGCAAGCGTGTTGCAAAGACTTGGCTCTCCACCCATAGGAAGAAGTGGTCCGAAATTGACTGCGTCAGTCAAACAACCAGAGCAATCGCAGCTGCGATGGCTTACGTGGGTAGCGAAAACTACCAGCGTGAGCTGTTTTCAGTGCGGTCCGTCTTCAGCGGCATGTCGGCTGCAGGATCATTCGCCAAGGGCAACCTGGGCGGTGGCCTGCACCTGCAGGCCTCCTGAACAGGACCGGTCTCTGTGGGGGGAGTGTGCTGCGGCATCACTGTCGACAAACAGCTTGATTCAGGCTGCAAGTTGATACGTGAGCCAACCTCCCACGAAGACCGTCACACCCGCCGCATAGTGCGCGTTGCGGCACTCGAACACACCGAGACCTTTCAGGCCAGCGTACATCACGACTGCCCGGAGAACCAGATCAAATCGCTGGTTGGCCGGGTCGCAGGGGTCGTCCCTAAGCCCACACCAAGCGGTCTTGCCAACATGCGCAAGGCCGCCACCTGCATAGCCCGCTGTCTGCCCAGAACTACAGCTAATGACCTTTTTGACATGCCCAAGCGCTACACCGGAGCTAAGGCGCGCAGATACGAATCCGCGTGCCACGAGTACTCCAATTGTGGTATCACCAAGCGCGAGGCGCTAGTTAAAATGTTCATCAAGCCAGAGCGTTTCGACCCAGCAGCGAAAACCAACCCAGACCCGCGAGCCATTCAGTTTCGCGGAGCCAAGTTCTGTGTTGCAGTAGCCCAGTACCTCCACCCTATCGAGGAGCTCATTTATGAGCTCGATTGTGCCAGTGCTGGCGTCCCGCGATCTCGCAACATTGCCAAGGGCCTCAACTCCGTCAAAAGAGCCGAGCTCTTGGTCGCCAAGATTGCTGCCTTCGACGACCCTGTCGTCGTGGGCCTTGACGCCAGTAGGTGGGACAAGCACGTTTCCAAGAGCGTGCTCGAGTTGGAGCACAGCATTTACCTGTCGTCTAATCCGGACCCAGTGTTTATGCAGTTGCTGAGCTGGCAGTTAGTCAACCACTGCTACACCACATTGGGCTTGGTGTATAAGGTTGAGGGTCGCCGCATGAGCGGAGATATGAACACGGCAGTTGGTAACTGCTTGCTCATGCTCATGATGCTTATGGCCTTCTACACCTCCGCCGGGATTCACAAGTGGGATTGTCTCGACGACGGTGATGACTCCGTTTCCATAATCGAACGGAAAGATCTGGCGCGAGTTCTGCATCTTGCTCCATTGGGGTTTCTTACTTACGGGCAAGAGATCAAAATAGAGAAGATCGCTTTCAGCTTGCACCAGGTGGTGTTTTGCCAGTCCTGCGTGGTTGAGTTCGCGCACGAGCGTTACAAGTTCGTGCGTGATTATCGCGCGGTGCTGAGCAAAGCGTTGACGGGTGTGCGCCATTGGGAGAATGACGTTTACAGGCGGCGAGTGTTGATTGCCATCGGAACCTGTGAGCTGATCCTCAATCTTGGCGTGCCTGTGCTACAGGAGTTTGCCTTGGCAATCCTGCGCAATTCGAAGCGCGGGCTAACCAAGCCGATTGACTTGTATGACGCCCCGGAGGGACTTAGAAAGCGCGCTTTGCGAGACCTGCGCAGTCTCGGCGTGCCCCTCCACGATGTCATGCCTCAGCCCATACCTACTTGCAGCCGT